TCCAACAGTGATCAGGCCACTTTTCACGAAGCTCAGGCTCGTCCATATCCTCTTTTCTTATCCATATTTTCATTGGCAGTAGGCAATGGCACACGGCGCAGTTCTTCAACAGCGGATCGCTAGGCGTATGCCGACTCGTTAAGAACTGGTTGATATGCCCAACAAGGCTACGAGTTGAGCAACTAACGCAGAACTCCACAATTTTATCCGTGTTCTTTGGGCATGTCGCGCAAATAGCCGCTCTTCGATTCGCTTCTTCTTGATCCACAAGCTCGCCAGCCAAGTAAGGCTTCACGGCAGAGTTATAGAACCGCTTCATCATCTGAAAAGCTCCAATCTTCGCCTCGCTGTCAGGATCACGATCAACGCACAAATCAGAACGATGCTGGCAAAATGCCTCCTGCATGATGAGGCCAAGATTCACTGGAATCTCAATGCCATTTCCTGTTAGGTGCTCTTGAACTGATTTCGCTAGATCACGCCAACCGTATCTGACGAACACCGTGTTTGTGGATTCAATGTGGTAGAAGAAGCCGTAGGTATCGCCAGTGATGACAGCCGTTGGAAATAGCTCACGCAGTTTCGCGTGGTTGAATTCCTTCGGGATGGTATTTTTGCGGATGAGTTCTTGCATATAGCATAAAATTTAAGCACAGTTACATTTCTATTCAAACCTCTAATATGATCGAAGACTTTTTCAAACCTGAATTGCCAGAAAACACCATTTATCACGTTGGCGTAAGCGGCGGTAAAGACAGTGGCGCAGTGTTGTTATGGATGGTGCATGAAAGCGGTATTCCACGACATAAAATTAATGTCACTTTTTGCGATACAGGAAACGAGCACAAATGGACGTATCAACAGGTTGAGATTTTGAGCAAAATTCATCCAATTGAGACACTTAAACCGGAGTTAGATTTCTATGATTTAGTACGAAAAAAAGGGGTTTTCCCGTCAGCTAGACGAAGGTTTTGCACTGAGCACCTTAAAATTAGGCCGTCTCAACAGCATATTCAATACTTGCAAAAAGCCTATGACAGCGTTGTGGCTGTTTCTGGAGTTAGAGCCAATGAAAGTGCTGACAGATCAACTTATTTGGAATGGGATTACTCAGGGCAATTATTAACACTTCAATGGAGGCCGTTGATTCAATGGAAGTTTGAACAAGTTCTAGCGATACATAAAAAATACGGCGTTCCAATGAACAAACTTTACGATTTAGGCGCTGAGCGTGTTGGATGTTATCCTTGCATCAACTCAAGAAAAAAAGAAATCAGAACAATTGCTCTTAATTTCCCAGAACGAATTGAGCGAATTATTGATCTTGAAAATGAGCTTTGGGAGCGTGGAAAAATGACGGGCTTTTTCCACGCTTCCTCAATTCCAGAAAGATTTAGGACTAGGCCATTTGTTACTAAGGACGGAGAAGCAATGATGGTTGCCCGCATGGATGACGTAGTTCGATGGAGTATGACTGGCAAGCGAGCACAAGGCTCCTATGAAGACGATCCACCAGAGCCTATATCATGCTCAAGTGGATTCTGCGAGTAATCGTGAATAGCGCAATTATAATTCACGCTTTGTTATCCATTCTGTTTCTTCTGGATTCATTACCAACACCGAATGCTGACACGTTGCATCAAGCAATTTCAACGCTAATTTTCGACTACACTCTCGCAGCTTGTTTGGACTGATTGGGAATCGAGGATAATTTATTAAACCAACAACGGCCCCAGTCTCCTCGCCTCCTGTGTAGATAAAGCGAGTCGGATCTACGGTCACGCAAAGACCATCTTCCAAACACTCTTGGCGGCATACTTGTTCAATTGCGGCGATTGAACCACTCAAATAGATCCTTACCCAATATGTTGTTTCTATTTTTGTATTCATGCAGGTTGATAGCCCCTATAGACCTTCTTTAGCGCCCTGTCGCGCACTTCGTCAGCTTTGTCCAACAAGAATGCTCTAGCGCGTTCTGTGGGCATCTGGAGCGCACGCTGGCCGTATCGCAGAAGCATCTGCTTGTATCCTTTGCCGGTTTCAAGGCTGTAGTTGTCAGCTTCTTCTTGCGTGAGAGAGCGACGACGAGCGCCCTTGCCAACCATGCGGTGTTCGGCATTGGCAGGAGTCAGCCAAATTCCACGGGAATTGAGAGCGCCGAGAACCTTGTAGGCCGGATCGGTTGGCTTCACCATGAACTCGCGGCTTCCAGGATACACATTGCGTTGGATTTGCTGGCCCAAGATGTCGTAGTACTCCTTGCCTTCGTAACGACGATAAACAGGGATGTGCGAGGCTGTTTTCTCCCACAGTGTTTCGTATTTACGCAGATTTGGATCTTGCGCGTAGTCGATGTCCTTCAAGAATCGAGGAACGAAGCCACCAGCGTAGCTTGACATCACCTTGGCAAAACGCTCCATGCGCTTCTCGTTGGGGTCTTTGCTGGACAAGCTGTTGCCGAATAGCTCTTGGAACTGGGAAAGAGCAGGAATGTCAGCAGCAGCAGCAGCGCCAGACATTGCGGCACTTGCCATAATTTGAGCCACGTTTTTGTCGTTCCATTGATCTGGCGAGAAGCGGATCAGATCAGAAAGGCTTCCGATAGCTGCAAGCGCAGATGAAATAGGCCAGTTGGCGTAATTGAACACCTTGCCATTGATGCCGATAGTGTACTCCTTCTCGCCAGCGGCCAGCTTTTGCTGCTTCTTCTCAGGCGTTAGGTTACCCCAGCCACCATTGATGAACCAACCGCGCTTTTCGTCATCCGGCTCGTCTGCGATGGCTTTCAGGATTTGATAGCCAGCAACGGATAGCATCACTCCAATAAGCTGATTGCGCCGAATTGAGTCGATGAATGCTTCTTTTCCACTGATGCGATTAGGATCAAATTCAGCCTCAAATGCGCGAGCGAAACCAATGCCTGGAATGAAGCTCAGACCTTGGTTGAATTTGTTGCCAGCGAAACGTGCGAAGCGAACACCGCCAAAGTTAGCTGCATTGTAAGCAGCGAACTGCATGAAGTAGGCGAATGCCAACTCAAGTCCAGAAAGAATCCTATCGCCATTCTGTGCTGAATCATTCCATCCGCGTTGAGCTTGTTTCAGGAATCTATCAGCACCCGCTTCAGCATTGGTCACAAGCGATCTGATCGCACGATAGCCGACACCACCAAGTCCAGATGGATCAAGCGTCATGGCACCTTGTTGACCGAAGAAGTTGGCGTTCTCGGACACGTTGCCAAGTTTATCCAGTTCTGCCATCATGTCGGCCAGAGCGTAGGAATCAAGAATAGCCTTGTCGCGTGCAGACTTGGGAGGTGTTCCGCCGAAGTCTTTCTGAATAATGGCTTCCTTGTAAGGCTTCAAATCAGACTTCTTCTCAAGTGCTGCGATCTTTTCAGGATCGAGTCCAATCTGGCGGAATACGATGGAAAGCGAGCCTTCCTTGGTGAGTCCACTATTGAATACGTCGAGAGCAGTCAGCAAACGGCTAACTGTCCGCATAAACAAGCCTGCGCTCTTGACGAGAATCTTGTCAGACTTCGCCATTTGTTCTGCCAACTTGTTGCTCTTACCGATATTGCCCCACTGCATGTTCTCGGTCACATCGTTCATAGATGGATCAAGAAACACTGGATCACCACTCACAAGGTATTGCCACGCGATGTTTGCCTGACGACCATAAGCACTAAGTAGTCTAGCGAGCGTTTTGTATGCACCAGCAAGCTCAGATGGAAGCTGCTTTGGATTGGTGAATCCAGCGATGAACACGCGAGACAATGCCGTGGAAAGCTCGAATGCACCGCTGGCAACAGCAAGACCAATTGAGACGATAGTATTTGGACCAGAGAGCACACTGGAAACCCAGAAGTCAGCGAGCATCTTTGCCACTGGAATCTTGAGTTCGCCTTGCAGCACCTCAAGTAGCTTGTAGGCAGCAACTTGGCGCTTCACAGCGTTCAATTCTTCGTCTTGAAGAACCTCAATAAGTGAATTGATCTTCTCGCGCTCAGTCTCGGTGAACTCGGATTTAATGCCGAATTTCTCTGCCATGCGCTTTGCCAGTTCATCGTTATCGAAGATGCCAAGGTTGATGTCCTCAACGATACGCATCCGTTGCGCTTGAAGAGCTTTAGCGCCTTCTTTGCTGAGATTCTTCTTGGCCTCTTCTGCGCGAATCATGCGCTCAAGCATACCATCCAGGATACGAGTGCGATTGGATTCCCATGCTTCAGCGAATAGGTCTGCAAGACGTGCCTTTTGCTCTGGCGTTGCGTTCTTGAGTTCTTCGTTGGCAGAGATGGCATCGAAGATACGCTGGCGGTATTCTTCGACTGTCTTTGCGCTTTGCGAGAGAAGCTGACGCCAAGGGATTTGTTTGGACAATGGCGCTTGCTCACCTGGACGTGCGCGATTGATTTCGCGAAGAATGTTACGCAGAGCATTTGGCCCTTCGAGCATGTCTTGAGCACGCTTCCACTGTGCGTTGTCTTTCTCACGAGCAGCCTTGTCAAAAAGCCTGTCAGCCAATTCTCCACTGACTTTCATTGCGTCCATGCGAGCCTTGAAATCCTGACGGCTCATTGGATCACTCACTTGCTCGCGGAAAGCCTTAACAATGGTGTCTGGCTTGGTAGTGGAATTAAAGAATGCGCTTTGAGCTAGATTATTCTCTGCTTCAAAAAGAACTCGAATAGCCCTGTCATTGGCAATTTGAACTTTCTTATTCGCAAGAACTTTAGCTTTGTCGAAAAGCTCTTTAACCTTGCTATCATTGAGTTTGAATTGAGACAGTGAGTTGCTGAAATCAGCTAGCGACACTGGATTGTTAGCCTGATCAGATACCACTTTGGCAATTTGCTTGGCTTTCTCCTTGGATGCTTTCCGCTCAATAACAAACTCATCAATCGACTTCTCAGCAAGTTTGCGCCCTTCTTGCCAAACAGAAGGTGTTAATCCAGCATCAACAGCGGCATTATCCCACACTTTGAGGATTTCAGATTTAACTGACTGAGTGTTAGCCAAAAGATCATTGGCATCAAGACCGGCTTCACGCAATGCGCGTGTGATTGCCTTGCGAACTGCCGATGGATTGTATGCAATCGTTGGAGTTGCTGGCATGATGGCATTCAGTTCAGCCTCAAGTTGATTGCCTTCAACACCCATCTCTGTAAGCATAGCACGAACCTTTTTACGTCCATCATTCCAGCTTTCAGTAAACAACTTAGCTTCAGTTGCCGTGAGGTTGTCTAGATATGTCCTCGCCAGCAATTGACCCAATGGCGCTTCGTCAGCTTTCAAATCCTCACCTTTGATATTAGCCTTGAGTAAAGATTTAATACTTGCAACTAGGTCTGCCAATGCGGTCTTTTGAGAAGGCTTGACTCCGCGCTTCTTTGCCGCTTGTAACAAAGCATTAGAAACATCGTCAATAATCTCATCGCGTTGTGGATTCTCAGTTGTGAAAAGACTGTCAATTTGCTTGGAGAAATCAATAGTCTTGCCTTGTTCAAGGCGCTTTCTAACGACCTCAACCATCTTCTCGCGTTTCTTGCGAACAGTCTTTTTCTCAGTTGTGTCCGCTGCTTCTTCCTTGCCAAGTAGGGTATTGAGGATTTCTCCAATGCGCTTATTATTCTTGGACTCAAGCGCATTCAATTCAGCGTCCGACATGGACATAATGGCGTTTCTCTCAGTATCAGAGATGGATGCCTTGGCTGCATTTGCTACCCGTGAAGCTCTTGCTTTAGCAATCAAGCCATTCTGCCTTAGTAAGTCTTTTAGATCTTCATAGAGCTTCAAAAATGCGCCAGTCAACGTAGCTTCGCCTGCCGCCAAATCTGCTGCATCTTGATCAAACTCCTGAGCTTCCTCAGCAGCATTTATATTCTCATCCACCGCCTGCTGATTGGCCTTATCAGAATCGGCATAGCTGTTCTGAGTGAAGCTAGTCGCGTTCTCGCTTCCGAAGTTGGAAATAAGGATATTAGTTCTAGCCTCCTTCATCGCTTTCTCTGCGATTTCACGAATGAACATCCAGCTATAACGAGCTTTGTTTACAAGATAGCGCCGTTGCCCAAGGTGTTGACCTTTCTTACTTCCTACTCCTTGCCAGAATGCAGACAGGCGCTCGCTAAGTTTGGATAGTTGCTTCTTTCTTCCTGGAGACTTTTCCTCGCGTGCAGCGTTGTCCACACGTTGACGGACTTCGATAGTGAGAGCGTCTTGGGCCATCAAGTCTTGCTCAATACCGATGCTTTCAAGGAATGCTGGCGAGATGACTGAGTTCGCAATATCATCAAGCGAAACGCCTTCCTTCTCAAGGTTGTTGACGTATTTGATGGCATTATCGCTGTATTCTTCAGCAGATTTGACCTCGCGATCAATGGGCTTGAAGTTTGTGAACTGAACGCCTCCAAACGGAGCCTTAGCTGTGCCACTGTTGATGTCCTTAATATTCTTCGCGAACTGCTTGGTTGCAGCGTCTTCAGGATCAATCATAGATGCCCTTGCGCCAGTCTGCTGATAAGCCATCGCCAGCATCATTTCAGTCTCGTTGATACGATTCTTGAGAATATCGCCAAACTCGCCAGCCTTTGCAGGAGCGATGGCATCACGAATCTTTTGTAGCATTTTCATCACGCGCTCAATGAAGCGGCGGAATAGCGATGCTTCCGAAACCGTTTGGTGCATGTCTTGCTGAATCATCTGGCGCACAAACTCGGACATCACTGAACTGATAGCTCTAGGCTCCGATGCAAAAAACTTATCAATATCACTTGGCGCGGCTCCACTTTCGTAAAGTTGGCGAGATGCTTGAATGGCATCGTGAAGTATCTGCGTTGCTTTTACTGGATCGTTACTCGATGCCACAACCTCCCTCATTTCGTCCAACATGGATTTGTCGCTGTTGGTAGCAAATTCAGTAAACGGCTTACGCCTTCCGCTGGCAATCCATGCCTCACGTTGAACTGCAAGATCAGCCGCATGAATCAGTTCCTCTACCAAAGCATTACCAATAGTTTCAATAGCTCCGTCTTCATCTAGGCCGAAGCTAGTTCCAGCCACCCTTTTACCAAGTTGTGTGGCATTGATGAGGATGGTTGTGGCCCCATTTCCATCCGCCATAGCAGCCAGTCCACCTCCGATGTCGTTAGAAACTTCCTGAACTCTTGCTCCAATTCTGGACGCAATTTGAGCATAATCGGCAAAAGTGTAGCCACTACCTGCCATTCCCACATTAGGTCTGGCCCCGGCTTCCCTTTTTCGATTTTCCCTTCCTTCTGTAGTTGTCTCACGATTTCTAGAAACTTCTGAGTCGATTCTTTGAATTTCAAGATTCTCTCTTTCGACTTTATCTCGGAATGGAGCCCCGGTATCAATCTGTCCAGGCCTGCCAATTCCAGAACCTTGTCGTAAATCTCTTTCAAGTCCGTCCTTCTGCCGGGTGTAATTATATCTACCGGCTTTAGTAGCGCCGTATGATTGAATTGGTAAAGGGACTCTCCCTCCATTTGATATAAAATTCCTGAGTTGAGTAAGTACTGTATCATATAATTCTTGGTTGATTTCTCCAGATGGAGCCGGATTCGCAGCAGACATACCACGAAGCATGGAAATGACATCATCCTTAGTCATGTCGGTAGGCGGCATGATAATCGCAGAACCAGCGCGTTCGCCTTCGGTGGTAAAGGTGGCAAATGGAGATTCGCCTTCAATCAACAGCGCCCCACTGTCCTCATACAGCCCTTGCAGGATGCGGCTGAACTCGGTTTCCGTCAGATCAGGCATCGACTGCTTCACGATGCTGAAAAGCTCGTCTAGCGGCACCGATGGGCCATTTGTCTTCGGAGCAATATCGTATGCTGCACGAATAGTAGAACGCACTTCCTTGTCGCGTTCGTCGTAGTCAGTGTTGCGAGCTACTTCAGCGCCACTGTTGAATGCGGCATCGTTGGGTGAGTCGTATTCGACCTTGGATGCAATGCCAATCCGCACGCCACCACCATTCACCAGCATGTCAGCATTAGCCTTCTCCGAGTTCTTCAAGCTATTGCGAATCAGGCGGAAAACGTCCTTGTAGTCCTTCAGCGTAGGCTCGCTCGTCTTGCCCGTGATCTTCTGCCAGATGCCACGCAGGAATTGCATGAACTCTGCCCAAATGCCATCACGCGGAATTTCAACCATCGAGTCGAAGTCGCGAGTCATCGCTTCTTCAAGGATGCTGAAGTAGCTCACCTGATTCGTGCGCCAGTCTGCATACTCGCTGTAGGATTCAGCAAGCGAATCAAGCTCCTGTGGAGAATACATCCGGCGAAGGAACGAGAAGACCTGCATCTTCTCCTTCATCGACAAGAAGAACATTCCCTTGTGGATGTTCTCATGAAGAATGACGCGACGAACCGCCGCTACTTCAGGCGTAGTGCCTTGGAGATTGGCTAGCTTGCGATCAAGATCGGATACACCTACGTTATCAGTGAAGACAATCGGCTGTCCATTTTCAGACATGCCTTCGATTTTTGAGTTGGCGCTTACTGCTGCCCAAGTCTCAGGATAACGAACGCGATTAGCTGGATCAGCAAGGAAGTCCTTTGAGGTGCCAATCCAGGTGAAGAGCACATTTGGAATCTCGCCAGAACGATTGAGAATCGCGACAGCTTGATTGGCGTCAGTTGCCTTGACGGTGCCTTGAACGACGTTCGTGCGCGTTTTCTGAATGAGCGAGTTGAGCGTTTTGAGGTTTAGCTCTTCGCGCTTCTTTTGTGCGGCTTCTGCTTTGGCTTGCTCCTTCTCGTCACGCTCGATTTCTTTGGCGAGCTTGGCATCGGCTGCATCACGCTTAGCTTGAGCTTCTGACGCCTCCTTATCAGCCTTGAGATAGGCTTGAACAATCGGACGAGAGCCAACTAGTTTTGGAAATGCAGCACGAAGCACATCCATGTCTTTGCCACCGCTAGCGAAGTAGGCTTTTGCGGCAGCGATTTTTTCTGGACTCCATTGCCTTTTGCTCTCGGTCAAATCTTCTTCCAAGAACGCCATTGCGGCATCTGCAATGTCCGCTTTTTCGTTTGACTCTATGGCAGTTGTAGCAGATTCTTGCTCAACAGCAGGGATCGACCCCTCTGCTGGTTGTTGAACAACACTGGCTACCGCCGCTTCCTTAGCCAAGGGAGCGGCGGTTTCTGTTGGTGTGGCTACCGTTGTGGTTTGGGGGGATGGTTCAGGCTGAAACACATAGAGGTCGCCTTGCTTGACGTAGCCTGATGGAAGGGGGATGCCGTAGGCGTCAACAGCGGCGGCGGAGACGGGTTTCTTAGCCGCAAGTGCAATATTGATTGGGTTGATTATCTCGGTAAGTTCACGATTTGAAGCAATTCGCTCCATCAAATCCAATGGGTCTGTATCGCTTATGCGACTCAAAGCTCGAACTAATGCCGCCTTACCACCTTTTTGTCCGACGCGATGCCGGGCGCGGTATATCATTTTGGAAAAAACAGCAGTGTCCGATGCCCCATTCACAAACAGCTCAACATCTTTTGAGGGAATATTTTCTATCTCTTTCAGGGCGTCTTTAGCAAGCCGAATAGCGCTACCTGAGGCGTCTGGATGCACTCTCCCAACATCGCCCTTAGTCTCAAGCGCAAGTCTTGCGAGTTCACTCGGTGAAGGTGATTTATTAAATGAGTCGAATACCTCCCCAGGAGTCATCTGCTCCGGCTTCGTCACATCCCGCTCCATGGCGCTGCCTCCCGGCATGACCGTGCCTTCGGTAGCGGGCGTCGGCGTCTCCTGGGTAGGAGTGATTGGAGGGGCTTCGGTTGCGGGGGCAGGTGCTGCCGCCTGCGTAGTAGCCGCGACCCTTCGGGCTTTCTCGGCACGATACTTTTCAGCGGCGTTGGTAAAGAAAGCAGCGTCTGGACTCCCCTCCACAGCGGTTTCATTAGCTAAGCGGCTTGAGTCTTGAATCCGCTGTTCAAGCTCTTCGTCGGTAAGGTCCGTCAAAGGGCGCTTGGGAGTGGTCGCTTCCAATTGCGCTTGGCGTTCTGCGGCAGCTTCATCTTGAGGCATGCCTGCATCCACAAGGTCTTTAACGGAAGGTGTTTCTACGGTAGGAGCAACAGTTGGAACTGGCAACTCAACGGGCGTAGTAGCTGCAACGCCTTGCACAACTGCAAGCGCGGCTTCTGTGGCCTTCGTAGCATCAGATGAGACGTTGACTGCATTGGTCAAGAGCGTGTCAGCGATGACTTGGCTTGGCGAAGGAACTGACTGTCCTAGTTGTGATAAGCCTCGAATATTTTGGCGAGAAAATGGAAGCTCCGTGGCTCGAATGTCTTCACGATTGAATGGCAACTGCGTAGGCCGAATATCTTCTCGACTGAAAGGGAGATCAGTGGCCCTGATGTCATCGCGATTAAACGGCAGATTGGTTGCCCGAATATCATCACGATTGAATGGGAGTGTTGTGACTGCCCCATCTAGAGACACCACTGGAATTCCACCTTGATTGAAGTTTTCAAGGCTTTCTTCAGGTGTGATAGGTGGCTTGCTATTAACAGGAATCGCTCCCAACTCTGCCGCGTATGCTTTTTGTTCAGCCGTCTGTCTCTCTGGAGGTGTTCGACCTAGCTTGTTGATCGCGCCAAACATTGCGCCACCAACGCCCTCCCAAAGAGCAGCTTCACCAGCGCCCTCAAACAAACCTGGAGCTTCAACGCCAGTGGGTGCGGTAAGCTGAGTTGAGAGATTGCTGAGAACTTGCGTGGAACCGCCTTCAGCAGCTTCTTGGGCTGCACTCATGCGGATACCTGGAATTACTCTGCCAGCGGCATCATCAACGCCACCAAGGAGGCGACGGGCGGCAGACGTTTCGAGCGCGGAACCGAACGGTAGTAGTTCTGGCAGCAATTCAGATGCGCCACCACCAAGGAGATTCATGTATCCACCAACTCCAGTGATGCCAAGACGCTCATTTTCGGCAGCTTTAGCAGCAGCGCCTTGAGCAAACCCTGTGCCGTATAGGGCAGATTTAGCACCAGCTTGAATGGCTTGATTTGTGAGAGCTTGCCTAGCGGCAGCAGAACCAGCAGTGGCGGCACGTCCAGATCCTAGAGCTTTACCAACAAGTCCACCAACGCCACTTGTGCCAATGATGCTAGCCACATTACCAGCCACATTTGCCACTTTGGCAGGAATGCCTTGCTCGTAAATTGGATTGACTGGCGCGATGTATTCCAGCCCTTCGCGAGCAGATTCGCCAAGATCGCTGATAGGTGTGATGCCAGTCAAAGCGCCAACACCCTCCAATGTGCCTGGAACAATTTCACCGAATCCACGGATAGCACTTCCGAGTGTGGAGCGAACAATGCCTTCGCCAGTGTCGTCTGGCTGCTGCATAAACCACTCGTAAACCTTATCAGCGCCCATTTCTCTCAAGGAGTCGAGCTTCTCAACTTCAGGTAAAAGATTGGCTTTAAACCATTCTGTTTTGACTTCGGCTTGAGCCTGCGGTGGAAGGCTCTTATATTCGTCGGTTACGGTAATTTCATCCCATTTTGGCATGGGGTTAATCTATTTTGACTTGTTGCTTCAAGCAAGTTATTTGGAGCGTGCGAGGTCTTTTAACTTATTAAGGTCTTTCTGCTGTTGCTCTGTCAAAGGCATGCCAGTCGGACTTTCCTTGGTGATTTTTGCAACTGGCTTAAACTTTTCTTTAGCAATCTGTTTCAGAATATCATAATTAGTAATGGATTCTTCGCCAAAAAATCTACCAATTCTGGCTCCAACAGGAGCTTCAGCATTGCGTATGGCCTCAATCTGAGGCTTAACCGTTAGCAGGTCAGTGTTTTCTTTGCTCAATTCTTCACCAAGAATTTCTTCTGCCGTCAATGGTAAGATTTTTTCACCACTTTCACTTAGTGGGTCAACCTCTCTTGTGGGACCGCTCTCAGACTCTTGAAGGATAGTCTGCCAAATGGTTTCGGGTTCATAGCCATTTTTCTTCGCCCACTCATTCACCGTGGATTCCATTGTCTTCTTCGCTCTTGTCCATACAGGATTGACGATTTTTTCTTGCGTCTCTGCCAAAGCAAGGCTGTTTTTTATATTACTATAAGCATTCGCAATAGATTGCTTATTGGCGTCAACTTGATAACGATTCAAATACTTCATCGAAGGAGGATTTTTAATCGCATCCTCCAGTTTTTTTAGAACTTGCTTGCGTGCATCAAGCGAAAGACTTTCTTCACGTACTTTATTATTAATAAATTCAGCATTTCCTGGAATACCAAGATCGGTATTAAGAATCTCTTCGGTGCTATCAATTCTCTCCTCTTGAATAACTTTCGGAGCCTGAGCTTGTGGCAACGCGCTAGCCAATATCGAAGCTGGCAACGCAGCAGGTGAAAATGGAGTGGCGACCGATGCCATACCAGTGAGCGCAGACCTTGCCGCTGCGGACGCTGGGCTTACTTGCTGTTGATCGGTTTGAGTGGCGGCGGCAGGAGCTGCAACGCCTTGATTGAGGCCAACATAGGCTTCATTAGCTTTCTCCCACGCATCCACCGCAGCAAGATACTTTGCATCTGTTGGCTCCAACTCGCCTTCCTCAACTTTCTTCTCGTAGCGTTTAAGCTGATTATCACGAGCATCCAAGATATTCTTCAATCGGCGCTCATCTGAGGAAGCCGCTCCACTACGAGTTTCTTTGCCTGCCACTTTAACCTTACCTGCCTCAATCGCAATTTGCTCCAGGCCCGCATTGCGAGGAAGTTTTTCAGGAGGAACACCAAAAGCTATTGCTCGATTTCTGGCGTCAATAATTTCTTTAGCGGACCTAGCTTCAGCTTCCATACGAGCTTGAGCAGCCCTCGCTTCAGCTTCCGCCCTCTGCTGCTTTGCCTGCTGATAGCCCTTGTATTGATTTTCATACAGTCCAGCCACAGTGCTGAATCGAGGATCACTAAATGCCAAGGGATTGCGAGTCGCCAGATCGCGATATTTCACCGCAAAATCATCGCTCTCAGGGTTGAGATTGCCGCCTGCTAGTTCGCTTGCCGCACGTTCAACCTGTGCCTCAATCTCCTGCTTCTTTCGCAAGTCATTGGCCTCTTTAGCTATGTTGTCATAGGCAAGTTGCGCCTGTTGCGCTTGTAGAACTGGCGCTTGGCGCTGAAGCCTATTAAGCTGCTCCCTTGCCGCAACTCGCTGGTTGAAGTCCACTGCCTCTTGTGCGTATGCAGCATTGCGCTGATTTTGGTAAAAAAGCGGGTCTGCGGGAGCCTGAGCAGGCATTCCAAGGTAGTCGGCAAGGTCGGTGACTGGCATAGGTTAATCTTTCTTCTCTTTTCCTTTTGCTCCACCTTGCTTCATGGCTTCTAGGACAGCCTTATCAGCACGAGCGTATTTGTTGTCCACTCCTTGGCGGGCAGCAGCTTGACCGAAGAACTGCTCTTTTGACATGCCATCGAATGTTGCTGGCTTTCCAGTTGGAGCGGTTGCGCTTCCAGTTCCGTAGCGGCTGGTAACAACACGCTCTTGCGGGCCATAGGATGCAATGACTCCTCCTGTTGGACGCTGGCGAAGCTGCGTTGGCATTGGTGTTGCTAATGGCATTGGAAGATTTCCAGCTACTAGCATGCGCTTTGTGAGTTCCAAATCTGCCGCTTCTGGATTTGCAGGCACATACGAACGCATACCTTGCTCCTCCTGCTCACGCATCCTCATTCGAGCAGCAGCGCCAGCATTCATCAACTTTTCACGAGCGGCTTTTAGAAGCTGTTCGGCGGTTGAGATTTGCGGCCTCGTATTAACAAAAATGGACTGGAAATTAGGCGTGAGTCTGGATGCTCCGCCCAAAGATTCATAACTGTTTCCAGTGTATGGATTGCTCGTTGCATTGAATGTCGGTGATTCCGTGTCACCAGTGAGTGTGATAGCCATATTTTTTAGCGGTAAATGGTGATTAATTGTGGCTTCATCGCGCCAAAAACTGAATTGCGGGCCATCTTTTGAGGCTGAGAGATTCCTTCAGACTGCATATTAGATTGGGCAAATGGAGAAAGAGCTTGGTCAACCTTGCGTGATTCAAGGCGAAGCTGTCGTTCAGCAATACGCTCTGGAGAGTTGCGCGAACGTCCAACAGGAGTAGAAAGCTGCTGCGATGGCGGCAACAGTTCATTGTAGTTCTGCTGCATGTCTTCCAATGCGGCGGCTCTATTTGGACTTTGATTGCGCTGAAAAGTTGAAGCCGCAGGCAAGTTCTGCCTGGCATAAAAAGAGTCAAGACCTGTCCTGCGTTGATTTGATGGTGGCATAATTATCGAGTTTGTGGAGTTTGTCCGGCTGAGAAGGACCAGTCCATCGCCATTTTAGGACGGATAGCTCCTCGGTTTTGTTTCAGCCCTTGGTTAAGAACTTCGTAGCACTTCTGCCAGAAAAGCTGTGACTGTTGAAGCTCTGTGGCTCCACTGTCTTCAAGCTGAATCGCCTTCATTGCGAATTTCAGCGCACCAATGTTGTCGGGCCAGATTAAATCAGTCTCTTGAATGAGTCGAACAAAACGACGCTTACAAAGGCATCGAAGAACTGGCTTATTGTCTGGACTAGCCTCGATTGTGCCAACCTTGTAACGACGATAAATAGGATTCGTTTCACTTGGCTCATAGACGGAAAGCTCAGTCGGAGTGCCAGAAACAACGACTGATAGCGTGACGTTGCCGGTAGTGAGAGGCTTGACCACCTGAGTGACGAACATCTGAACAGCGGTGGTTGCCGTTGGATTAGCGAGCGTTAGGTCAATACCCTCAACACCGTTAGCATCGAAAATGGTGTTGCCGTTTGCGTCGTGACCGTAAATTCGCACAACTTGACCAACATCGTTTGCGTCAGCGATAGTAAGGCGGATCAATCCTGCGTCAGCTTGATACTCCTGCGTGCAAACATCGCCTTGATCCAAAATGATGCGAAGATCTCTCGTTGTCTCGTCAATGTAGCCAGGGCCAGAAGTCATGAACTCCTGCATGCGCGAGAATGGCATCGTGGGCCAGTTGACGCGAGTGACGCCAACAATGGACTCGTAACGCCTTGGAAGGGTAATGTAGCCAGTCGTGGACGGATAATCCACTTGGCCGTACATATTCTTCCACAAACCAGAGTTGATGATCCTCTCGACTCCCTGATTGAGAATCGGTAGGAAAAGCTCTGAATTAGGATTGCCAGGGAAGATGGCATTGCCAATCATTGACCTGACATCCGCAACTGTTAGGCCGGTGGACATCTCCACCGATTCTAACCGTTATGGCTGGATGGGCAAGGGGGATTTTGGCGGATTTGTGGGTAGTATAAACGCATTACCAAGAACGGCTTTGAAAATAGCCAGCTTGACCACATCCTCCCCAAGCTCAGAAATCCAATGCTGCGTCATTTCTACCATCATCGGGTGGTTGATGTTGCGATAAATCTCTAGCCAACCTGTGTAATAATTGTGCAGCTTGTCATCAATCGTGAGCGGGAAAGTTCGCTTCGGCCAGTTGAAACGGTGATTCCAGCCCATTTTTGGATGGCAGATAACCTTGCCGCCATTGTGACGAACCATTTCGGCCATATACCATTCTTCACCACCAAAGCCTCGGAATCCTTGATTGATTACAGGAGCGTTGGCACGGATAAACGAAAAGCATCCCATTCCTTGTGCCGGAATCTCAAAAGGATCACCTGACTTCAAGCCTTCCTTGTTGTCGCCCCAAATTCCAAAGTCGTGACCTCGCCACACGGGGTCGATTTGCTCACTTGTGGCTTTCAGACTGTCGTATAGCAGTGGCCCCGTAAGCATGTTTTTGGATTCTGGATTGCGCGACCAGTATTCCATCATGGCGGCGGTGAATCCAGGTTGGAGCAAAACATGGCAATCAAGGCCAAGGATCACATCACCAGTGGCAAGACTGAATGCGTCATATTTGATGAAGCTACTTTGGCGGTCAGTGACATCAACCACCCGCATATTTGGAACGTCCTTAGCGAAGTGCTTGATTTGCCTTCCATGATCACTGTCGGGATTATTGTCGAGAATCAGGAACTCTGTGTTCTCTGGAAGGTCTTGGTAGATTCGGAGTGATTGAACGGAAAAAAAAATTCCATCGAAATCATCGAAGGTTGCCATTGATATAGTTAGTTTTAATTGATTCATATTTTTGTAAAGACCATCCCAGTGTTTCTCATAAACTCACGCCTCATAGTTGAGTTTTCTCGAATCTGTTGAGTGAGTTCGATGTCCAACTCGTATCCGCATGACGTTATTTTGTCAATCCAGTATTCAGAAGGCTGGCAATTAACATGATGAAATCCTTTCTTTCCTGGCAACGCATGAGTCATGCAGATAGCCTTTTTAGCCAACTTGAATGCAGCTAAGATATTCGGAACATGCTGTTCATCAACGTGCTCCACGAACTCAACGGACCATACTAAATCTCGGTGATGCGTCATTAACGGCCCTTTTGTGAAGTCGTGAGTTATCACATTTTCATTTGAGCAGGATTGGTCCCCGTCAACTCCAATCCATGACACACCAATTAGCTCACACACCTTTTTCATTCCGCCTGGACCACAACCAATATCTAGAATGGATTTAATGTCTAATCTTTGCTTTAACAAAGCTAAAGACCCATCATCAACATGAGTTATATTACAATGCCCTCCAAGATGATTTTGATTCAATTTAATATCCTCCCAAGGACAAATGAAGCAAAGCTAAGTTCATCAGGCAATGGGAAAAGTTCTTTTGATGACGCGAAAACCTTTACAATATCAGCAATTTTACCCAAGTTTGTCATCTTGTGAAAGCAATATTTCCACACAAGGAAGTCAAGAAATTTTGATTTGTATGATTTGTCGCATTCCTGAATTCGCGATGGTATTAATCGCCCCGTGTATTGCGTTACTCCAGACTGCCAAAAGTAACCTGGAGCATATTGCACAACATGCTTACCTGCTGCAATGGCATCTACAACGAATGTTGAGTTATAAACCAAGACAAATTCAGCCTTATCAACGATAGAAATATCCACATGGCCGCACTGGCTTCCGTGTTTATTTGCTATACCTCGAACTATTTCAAGTTCAGACGCATTACCCATCACCACCGGATGAAGTTTTATAAATGCTTTACCCTTGTAGTATGAGCAAGCCTCATCCAAGAATTTGTGATAATCCCCAGTTGATCCAGCCTTCCAAATACTTCTATCGCCAGGATGTTGCGCGGTTATTACAATACCATCCCATTCGACTTTCTCATGAGACTGCCTAAACTTGGACATAGTTAATCCTCTTTTCTGCATTTCAGAAAAAGAAACCTTGGCATCGTATGATTCAATAATTCCGCGAGCCATTGGGAAGTTGAATGACGCCTTCTCGTAAAGCCCCATTGAGTCGATGTGAATTCCATCCCAAAAGAAACCAGTCTCAATCATCGCGCATCTGGTTTGATGAACCGAATCACCCCAAGAAATCACGAAATTTTCTGGATTATTTCTAACTTCACTGCCGGTTTTGGAAATAGTGATTCCAAATTCCGCCATCTTTGAGTAGTCTTGGCTCTTCAGATAGTGAGGCCAAAGTTGATCTACAATTATCATGGCGGCGGCGTTGTCGTCGTCGTCAACGGTGGCTGAGTCGTCGATGTTGAACTTGTAGAGGTGGAACTCGTTGAAGTTGAACTACTTGTAGTCGAACTCGTCGTCGTCGGTGGCGCAGTAGTTGTGGTCGAGCTTGAAGTCGTGCTGCTTGAAGTCGTAGAACTTGTCGTCGAAGATGTTGTGCTACTCGTCGTCGAACTGGTCGTCGAACTGGTCGTCGAACTGGTCGTCGAACTGGTCGTCGAACTGGTCGTCGAACTGGTCGTCGAACTGGTCGTTGAAGAGGTTGTACTTGAAGTCGTCGAAGTTGGTGGAGGCGTAGTCGTTGTCGAAGTCGTTGGCGGAGTTCCAGGGCCAACAAAAAGAACGCTGCCAGTAAATACCCCTCCAACAAAAGTTCCAGATAGCTGAATATTTGATCCGGCAGCAAATGGTGGACCTGAGTTATTGATACTATCCATCTGCACATTCGACCTTGGCAGATTAGCAATCACCGTTGAGGTTCCGTCACGGCTCACATTCGAGCCAATTCCAGACATTCCCCATACCCAATTACGTTGAGCAAATGGGCCGTTCTCAGATGCAAATTCTCCGTTTCCAGTATTAATCATTGGATCACATCGTCTGGAGGTGGTGGGGGATAGATCGTGATCCGCTCCCTCAACCAAAGACCGTTAGTGTTCTGTTGGCGGTCCTCAATGATGAACGGTGCCCAATCTAGGAAATTTGTCGCTGGAAAAATCTGCGTAAAAGAATTACGATTTGTGGGCGCTGGATATACGCCGACACCTAAAACTGGCGTTTCTGGCTGAACCTTTGGAAACACGCAGGTTGGATGCAAGCAACGCTCAAATTTCATGCTCAAACCAATGTAATTACCATCAACATCTGTTGGAACAGGCTGGATGTGGGTTAATTCACCAGCAGAATAGGCCACATCAGACAAGAACTGCTCAACCAAGATAGTGCTATTATACGAGATTCCAGGACGATAACGATACCTTGGCAGAAGCCTATCAGCCGTCTCTGTATTTGCTCCATTGTTCACCACTTGCGGGAATCCAACTGCTCTAGCTGCGAACAAGTCTTCAAGCACAGAAGGCCAAGTGTATTGCCTTGTGTCGTAGTAGAAATTAAACGGAACTCTGCGTTGCGCTGGAGTCCTTGCTCTACCAAAAAACAACGTGATATGGTCAGCATCAGGTTTTTCAGACTTCAGGTAAACATAGTCACCGTAAGCAGGGAACTTTGAAAGCATCTCGCGTCCAACTGTCCACCCACACTGCTTGAATGATGTTGGGCGCACACCAGCAAGTGAGGCGCTTTGGGCCGAAATCAGCGTCGATCCATCTGGAAACACCAATTCAGGACCGATGTAATCCTGTGGAACTCGCACAGAGAACATAAACTCCTCTTCATGCGGAGTCGGTAACAGTTGGAAATTGCTAGCCATTAGACCGTTTCAGGTGGTTCATTGGAGATTTGATCGCCATCTGCCCATGTGGCATACAAATATGTTGGTGTGGCGCTATTAGCCTGACGGAATCTCCAATGGGTTTTCTTGAGAACGGATTGGCGAAGATCAGTATGCGACACTTCATCGCTGGTGGTTGAAGTGACAGATGATGGAATAACGCTTACGTTCGTGCCGTATGTTACTAAACTAGCAGTTGAGGAATAAGTTCCATTTACAGTCTGTACAGTAAGTGGATCAACTGGAATCAAGCCAGCCTTAAATGCCAATTTTTCAGAATTAACCGAAGTTATTGTTGTGATTGAACCACCTTCAGCTGGAGGGGTAACCGTCAAACTACCTGGCGCTGAAAAAAGAGATGTTGAAGTATCAAACAGATCTCGATATTCGCTAGACCAGATATTCATTTCTGGCTGCGTTTGAACAAGAGTGCCCGCTGTTATATCCGAGCCAAGGTTCAGCGCAGAGCCTCCTACTGTGGATGCAAGTTGGAAGGTGTTTCCACTCTTGTTGATGACGTAATAGGTAACGTTGACTGCCAAAGCGGAACCTCCAGTGATCGCTTGGAAATAAACCGCATCTCCGTTAAATAGCCTGTTGCTGGCGATTGTCAGTTGATCCGATGAATTTGAACCAGTAACACCTTGGTAAACTGCTTGCACTCCAGTCAGAATAATCTCATCAATTTTCGAGAATTTCTGCCAGCGGCGGTCTTTTCGGAAGAGATAAACGTCTGAAGCCATATTTTTTACCATATCCGCTTGACGGAATGATGCAAGTGGGATTATGGTTAGATCGAATTCAATCTGGTTTGCGCTGTGGAGCAGTGCATTCTGCCCATTGCAAGCCACTGAGGCCGACATTGCTCCACGATGTCGGCCTCTTTGCGTACAGTGGGCATCCCCACACTAAAAGTTACCAGTTTTTCAAAAACTGGCGTGTAACAGTAGGAAACCGTTTGTTTTGACGAGCCTATATGTGAAGGAGCGGGGCCAATCTTACCGACTGGCTTAATGCATTCCAGCAATGGAGTCTGCCGGAGTCCACGAAAGAAGACTAGTCTAGGTCAGGTGACCGCTGGACGTGCCGGATTCGGGAAACCGAAGTGTTGAAGGGCGATGATTCCCGCGTGGAAAGTCTCACTAAAGCACTAACAGACTTCCTTAGCCGGGGTCTGTTAGTGCATCGAAACGAATTAAGCCCGTTGGAAAGTAAATGATTAAACCAGCCTACAAACTAGAGATTGAACAGAGCGGACTGACGCAAAAAAAGTGGTACGCCAAGGTGTACCTGAGATCAGAGCATTGGAGCATATTGAGAAGCGCAAAATTTAGAGAGGTTGGTAGGAAATGTGAGATTTGCGGAGAAACAGAGTCAATCGAGGTTCACCATATTCGATACCGAGATATTTACGATGTGCGGACAAGCGATCTTCAGGTTTTGTGCTCTGCACATCATGCGGAGGAGCACGGTTTGAAAAAGAAGCGAAAACAGAAGTCCAATAAGAAAAAAGCGAAAAATAACTCAATTCTCAATGAACATCCAGATTCTATACCAAGCTCGTACCATGATTTCAGAGCGAAGATTGATCCGCTATACCCATTTGAGAGCGCACAACAAGCCCTTCCAAAAGTCCCGATCAAGGATAGAAATCGAACCATAAATCTTCTTGTAAAAGAGTTGAGGCAAACGCTTGGAAAGAAGGGAAATAAAAAAATACTTATGCGCCTTCGATCTTTAAAGAATGGCAAAACAGCAAAATCTTACCGATTAATATTGGGCATCGGTCCAACTAACTCAGTTACAAAACCAATTGATCGACATGGGTCAAAACCTGACAGTAAATGGAACGCCAACAAGTTTAATTTTGAGTGGAATGAATGGATTAAAAGCATGCCAAAAATAATTGATACTGTTGAAAGTTTTAGAAATTGTTATGGAATCAACTTGAGAGCAAGGCATCAACGATTTTTAGATGGTGTCTCACTAGTATGGAAAAAGCCATGTATCCCAACTGAATAAATGATGATCCGCTACTACCGACTCGCCAACGGTTCAATCTTTCGCTATCACGGCGTCATGATGCTCAAAAAGTCTGTATTCAAGGCGGTGACGCACTCATTCACCCTTGGGAAGAATAAGACCATCAATGTCCTCATGCTTCCATTCGTTAAAGTTGAAGTCGTAAAAGCGAAATAATTTGCATCGCGTTAAATAACGTGATAAGATTGATGACTATATGAAACCAATACAAGTAAAAACCACGCAAGGTCAACGCTATCGAATCCTCCGAGAGATCAACTGCTTGAGTCAGCAAGCAGTAAATGAGCACATGGGACGTGCCTCAAGTTGGTGCTCGCAGCTAGAAAAAGACTGCTTTGAACTGACTGTTGATGCCGCCTTAAAGATGGCAAGGATGTACAAAGTAACTCTTGATCAGCTTATTGGAGAAGAAGCGATAGAGGTTGTGCTGATGCCGAAGGTGAACGGATTTTGATTATCAATATGAACAACAAAATAGAACTGATCGGATATTACGGCAGCGATGAAATTCATGCTTGCTCTGCATGGACAAGCACCAGCAGAGAAATCACAGATGAAAAACGAGAGCGCATTCCTAAACTATTAAAAATGCTAGCAGATGCAGGTCACCATACACCTTTTGAAAAAAGCAGTCTTCACTTTCTTGTGGATTGCGACATTGCTAGCCATATTCATCTGCTCAAGCATCGCATTGGCGTTTCAATCAATGGAGAGAGTGCTCGGTATAAAGAGCTAAAGGAAGACAAGTATTATCTTCCTGATGATTGGGATGGTATTTACCCAACTCATGATGTGGGTTCTTCTGATTGCCCGATTGCGACAACAGAAAATTCATGGTCTAATATTCTTGAAGAATATACAAGAATGGGAAATACTTTATACCATGCCTGCCTCAAAGACCTTGAGCCTATTCTTGGTCGCAAACGCGCCAAAGAAAGTGCTCGCTTCTTCAAGTCATACAACAGCCAGATTCAAGCCGATGTAATGTTCAACTGGCGGAGCTTTCATCACTTCTTGGCATTGCGTAACAAGCCAGATGCTCAAAAAGAAATTCGAGACATTGCTGCTACTATGCTTGAGCTTGTCAAGAACATCGAAGGCAATCCTTTCAAGCACACGCTTGAGGCTTTTGGATATTAAGCAGCCCACAGGCCAGCCAACTGCTTGAATCTCTTCTGCAATGGATTTGGTTTGCCGGGATTGTGATTTCCCGGCTTGTCGATACTTGAGAGTCCATGTTTCTCACGGCAAAGCTCAATAAGAACGCAGGCGCTGTCATAAACGTCCGGCGACTTACCTGTTCTGCGCTTCATATCGACTTTGGACTCAACCTTGATGCGTGATCCTCCATCAAGTGCCTTGTTGTCTTTATACTTACGAACAGTCATCTCGTCAGCCATCTCCTTTGTGATGTTGCGTAACTGATCGCAACGAATCAGTTCTTTGCCACAGCCCCAAAGTTCGCTAACTCTGTTAGCATACCTTACACTCGATTTCTCACGATCCGCAGCAGACACAGGACGATCCGAAGCCTTGCCACCGAAGTCCACACGCAAGAAGGTATTCCCCCACTTGCTCCACATGGCGTCAGCAAAAGTTTTGCCACCACCAGCAGACGCATCAATTGCCACATCCTTGATGTCGATTCCGTCTTTCTTACAGATGTCTTTAATCTGCTCAATAAGCTGCGTAGTGCGGTCAACATCGCGTTTGCTGGCATCGTCATTGAGAAGGATATGGCGCTCAAACTTGAGTCGTTTCTTGCCATCAGTGCAGATGCCAATAGAGCCAATCGTCATCACCGTTTTGTCGCCACCACTGGTATATGAAAGGTCGATGCCGCATACCTTTGTTGGAATCCCCTGCCACACGCAATCCTTGGGCGTCTTAATGATTTCAGCTGGCGAATAAATATTGTCATCGTCTCCATCAAGAAGGAACGCACCAAGGACACCTCGCCAGTAAGCTCGCGTATGCTGGCCTAGCTTTTCTCGCTTTTCTTCCAACATCTCACGAGTCATCAAGAACGGGTAGATCGTTTTACCCTCAATGATGTTTGGCGATGTTTCGTTATTGATGCGGATGACGTGAGCGCCCTTCCCTTTCCATTCATCCCAATCTGGGTTGTAGCTGTCCCATCCTCCAGGAATAGGCTCACAAAGCTGCCCAAAGGTATCGAATGGCGAATTGGCGTTGGCTAGCGCGATAAGCTGGACATTTGGATTCTGGGTCAAGTTTTCCTCGAACGTATTGATGATGGATGGCGAAAGTTCAGCGCACTCGTCCAGAACAACAATGAGCTTACCGCCAGGACCATGCTTCTGACCTCGAATGGCGCGTGAGGATTCAGCGGCTTTGCTTTGCTCACCTGGAAACAGTCGAATGCCATATTCATCCATTACAACGCCAGTGTTCAAGTCCATCGACTTAATGCAGTGAGAAGACTCAACCAACTTGCCAGGAGGTGCTCCAGCCATGCCATTGAAGTAACGAGTAATCTGGCCCCAGATACGCCCCATCGAGTCCTTGATGGTCGTGGTGTTGACGAGAACGACGTTCTTGTATGGATTTGCCAACCACCAAACGAGACAGTAAACGGCGAACAAACCAGTCTTGCCGCCAGAACCACCGGATGAGATCGCGAGACGCTTATTCTCAAATGCGGCTTTTGCCATCTTGATCGCCCAAGGATGCCACATGAACGGAGTTCTACTTCCTGGATAGTTCCAGATGAGGTTCACCGCGTTGACGAAATGAATCCACGCAGGCTTTCCTTGTGGGTTTTTATCGCCTTTCCAACCGAATAACGAACCCGTTGGACACTTGAGGAAGATCAACTCGACATCCAGTTGATTGCCGAATTGATGATCAAACTTGATGCCATACGTCTCGATTGGTCCTCGCGTTAGTTGGACGACGCGAGATTTTTGGGGCTTCTGCTTCATATCTGTTGAATGGGTAGTTCAGAACTGGTAAGTTTCAATATTATATGATCTATGAACATCTGCCAAACTTGTTATAAAAACGGGCGATCTCTGTGGCAAGGTTGTTGTCTATGCAGCAAGGATGTTATGACATCCAGCCAATTCCATGCTTGGAACGCAACTCGCAGGGTTCATCACGATATACCTCAACCAAAGATTGAGGTAAAGAAGGTGGTCTTTAGAAAGCCAAGGCCGGTCTTTGGGCAGCGGTTGCAGAAGTGACTTGCGATAAGTCAATTTACGATGTCATATCTGCAAAATTATGAACCATGAAGTTGAGACTATTGAAGATGCGCTGACGATGCTGCAAGCGACTGTATTTGAGCCAGAGTTTGCCGCTCCTTTGATCAGGCGAAATATTGAACACGGGCTTTGTTCAAACTATGAGATTCAGTTCTTCAAGGGGCAGAATGGCGTCTGCATGACCGCGAAAATAACCCCCTCCTACAAACCGAAATATCTTGGGAAGCACGAAGGTCTGGAGTGATCAACCAAACTTCTCTACCCACTCAGCTAGAAAACGGCTAAGTGGAATGCCATCTCCATCTGCCATCATGCACTTGCAGCCTTCTGGCTTGCATTCAATCCAAGTACAGCCGTCGTGATTGATCTTGGGCGAGTTGCCATGACGGCATTTAGCGCGTGACTCAAACTGGTTTTTGATGACTTCAAAGTCGGTCATTTTGTTGCCTGAAAGTGCATCGCATCTCTGCCCCAAAAAGCGCCAGCAGCAATCCAACCTTCTTTAGCAAACTCCTCCATAACCTCAAGTGGCATCGTTGCGCGTGTCGGCCAAGAAACGTGATTGCCATTATTGTCTGGATCAAAATCAACAGCAGCACCGCGAGCATGTAGGCTTGGAAGGCTACCTCCGCGCATTGCTCGATTATTAAAACATCCCGCATACTTTTCCAGGATTCTGCGATGCGGACCCTTTGAGATTGCAGTTAAAATACGAAGCAAACTCGCTGACAACTTGTTATGGCAACGGATGGAATTAACTGTCTTTCCGTCATATTTTATTCCAATGCTGGAAACATCAATAATTCGCAATTGTGATTGATCTCCGGCATTTCCATAGAACTTAGTTAGACTTGCTTGATCAGTCGCTGGCCATGGAGATCTGGAAGGCATTAGATTCCGTAGATATTTTTGGCAAGCTTCCATGCTTTTGGGACCCCAAAATCCATCCGCCTCAACACCAACTTTTTCCTGTATATTTTTAATTTCGTTTTGAGTCATACTTTTGGATAGCTAACAATAATGATGCCCCAAACAAGCAGGCAGATGGCGGTTATCGCAAGAATAGAAACCTGCGCGATAGAGAAATCTTGAATCATGGGTGTTTGTCTTCCTCAATCATGCGAGTGTTATGCTTGTGAAGGAATTTAGCCAGATCACTGCTGAGTGTATCAACAACTTCCTCTGGCAGAATCCATTCCCACTCATGGAGAAATTCATGTATGAGAATACGAAGGTGGTGCTGCCCGCGCAAACGCTCGTCAATCTCAATATTACCGTTGCCGTAAGCAAGACCTAAAGCCTTGTGACGGCCCAGCTTTCGCTTTTTAACGGTTATTGAAGTAACCTTCACTGTTTTTGGCGGATGCTATCAACCATTGCTATGGTGGCCCCACGAATATTATTTTTGATTTGATAGCTTGTTTTATTTGGATTGCGAGCAAGAGAAGCCTTGATTCGATCTTCAAGTGAAGGATTGTCATTGGCTGCTTCCTTCTGTCGGTAACAACGAACGCGAATTGTCATGCGACGTTTAGCATCCCAAACTGGGAAGTCTTGTGCCTCAAATGCTCCAGATGAGACACCGTTTTTCAGCATGTCATGTACTCTTTCTGGAGAGCATTGAAGCTCTTCGGCAATATGCTCCTTGGTATCCCAACCATGGGGAATGCAATACTTTTCAGCGTTGATCTTGTCGATAGCCTTTTGCCATTTCATTTGGTTTTGTGGTATGGTTGTTAATCGACAAAGATTGGGAACGTGACCGTTCTTCCGTATCGCTTGTCAAAGATAAAGCCAGTCTGTGATGGTGGCTCGTAAGGTGCCTTGATGGCGATGGAGTAAGCATTGAAGCCAATTAAGCTCCCGTTACACACCCACTTTGGATTCTGCTGGCTTTGATGCCAATGACCAAAGATGTCTAGGTCTGCTGGAACACCTTTGTTCCACGAAGAAATAGCCTTCTCAACTGGGATGGTCAATCCACCAACGCCACCTTGGTATTGTAAGCCGTCTCCGTGATGAATGCGGAGCGTCTTGCCATAGAGGTCCAGAAGCAAATGGTAGCCGTCAGAAACGTGCCAAGAAGCCTTGTCGGCAAGATGCTTCGCCATTGTTTTGTAAAGCATCCACTCATAGCTGTTTGCAGCGCCCGTAGCATGACGTGGCTTGCGAGTGTTGCGTCCGTGATTCCCGTAGCAACATGGAATCACAATTTCTCCAAAGTGCTTGGATAGCAATTCAACTCCGCTGGCGATCTGATCTTGAAGCCACAACACTGTCTGCGTTGGAGACAAGGCGTTGTTTTCCATTAGTTCCTCGTGGATGTAGCCAGTCATTAAATCGCCACCCAAGATCAGTACAAGGCGATCAATTTTGGCACCATGGCGTTGAATCTTTGCCATGCGAATAATCGAGTTCCAGAAGCGATTGATTCGCTGTGCAGCAATATCAAGATTGAACTCGTTGAGGTTGTTGATGGTTTTTC